GCTTGACTATATAACTTAGCTTCTTTAGCTGCTTCAAAAGCCCATTCTGGAACAGCGTCACTATGCTTATTAAAATTCTCTAAAAGTATCCTATCTCTACTTGATATACCAGGAAACTTAGATAATTTTTTATAGTAACTTCTTATTTTTCGCCAACCTTTTAGCGATTCTTTTTGTAATGATTCTATTTGAGCTCTATCTCTAACTTTACTGAAGTTTTTTGTTGATACTGGTATTATTGTGTTATTCTTTATATCTATACCAGCAGTATAACTACCTAATCTACCATTATGCATTTTAACCTCTACATTAAATGCTTCACCAGCAATTTCAGCAGGAACATCCGCCATATCCCCTTTTTCTGTTTGTACTTCAGTTTTTAATACTAAACCTTTTATTCCTTTAAATTGATTAATGATAAATTGCTCAAAACCTAAATTACGTTTAGGTCCAGCATCTATACCTTCTAATATTTTTTCAACTACTACATTACCTTCTTTATTAAAAACTTTGTTTTCAAGTATTAAGTTTTCAAAAAGAAATTTAGCTTCTGTTTTACTAATCCAGTTTTCATATTCTTTTTTAAGTTTATATTCAAACTTTTTTCCTACTGGGATAAAATCATAAACTTTATGTACACCTACTTCAGCTATTTTATTAACAACTTTAAACATACCTCTTATAGATCGCTCACCACTTGATACTAAATCTCCTGTTTTTATTTCTTTAGAAAATTGTAATCCTTGCGCTCTATCTACGTTATTAACAAACCTTTCAATTAATGCTTTAGCTTCTATTTGTTCTTTAAGATTCTTAGAATCCATATATTTTTCAACAACATTTTTATCTGCTAATAATTCTGGTATAGCATCTTTAGTTAATGCAGTCGATAATTTTCTTATAATATTATCTCTATTATTTCCTTTTGTACCTGATTTAGCTGCTATCTGTCTTTTACCTCTAGTCGCAGCTTCTAAATATTCTTTCCATGCATTTTGCCCAACTTCTAATCTTTCAAATATTTTAGGGAATCCAACTTTTAATTTTTTCTTATATTCTATATATTCAGGTGAAGCTTTTTGTTTTTCCAAAGGCATTTTAGAAAATTTATCCCAAAGATTCCTCATTTCTGGTAATAAGTTTTTTCCAGTCTTATTAACAATAAATCCACCTTCAGGTCTAATACCCATAAATTCTTGTATATTAGATTCAGTACTCCATTTAGTTTTTGTTGGATGTGTATGTTCTTTTACAAATATATTACCTTGAGGTAGAAACTTACCCATTTGAACTAATTGTGATATAGGTATAGATTCTAATATAACATTTTTATGTTGCAACATTTTTTCTTTTGGTAATAATTTAGATAATATATTATAATGAGTATTTTCAGTTACTTTATTTAATGATTTTAAAAAATCTTTTTGTTTACCAATAGGTGCTTCTGCTAATCTAATATCTATTTCTACTTTTTTAAATATTTCATTTTTATGCACATCTGTTATACCTATTTCCTTCCTAAGTTTAGATTTCGGTATTATGTTTCCTACTTCTGATTCAAATTCTTTTTCTCGCTGTTTCTTTAATTCTATTTCAAGGATGTTTTCAGATTCAAATCTCTCATAATTAACAATATCTTTTACATCAAGTATCTTCCCATCTTCTGTTGTTATTGATCTAGTACGAGTTTCAGGTGCTAATTGCTCCATTATCTTTGGATATCTATATCTTATAGTTTCAAATAAATAAGCACCTACTGGAGTACCTTTAGCTGGATTGTAGGTTCTACTCAATTCATATAATTCATTTTCAAACTTTTCAAAAAATCTGTCTTTACCAACTAATATGTCGCCTTCTATACCACTGTATCCACCTTTACCACCATACTTAGGATGTGACGCCATCCAATGTGCTACATTTTCATTATTCTTTACTATAGCATTTCTTAATTCCGATGTTTCTTCAATAAACTCTTTTTGTTTAGCTTTATTTGAAGGTGTTTTACTCGTTAAAATTTCTTTCCAATTTTCACCAAACTTTTCTTTGGCACGTTTTGTTAACATTTCTGATATAGTATTGTTATTATCAACAATTTTTTTCGAACCAGATTTAAGTTTTGATATTTGAGAATGTATATCTTTAGACTTCGCTATAGCAGATATACCCTCTCCAAATCCTTTTCCTCTGCCAAGCTCAAGTACATTTTCCGTAAAGCCTTTAGTACCCACCCATTCTACAAATTTTAATAAATCTGTTCCAGCTTTTTTGGTATTAGTATTACCTATATCGAATTCGTACATACCTTTAAAAGGACCAACTTTTTTAAATATTGGATAAAAAGCTTTACCAAGTCTTGTGCCTAAGTTTTCTGTTGATTCTATTTTTCCACTTCTTATAAGTTGACCTAATTTGGTAACGTATTCTTCGTAATACTCTTCCTTTGGAGTTTCTATACGTTTACCATTTTTATCCTTTTCAAATATAATTGTTTCTTCACCTCTTTTTAAACTTTCTTTTTGCGAAGCTTCAATATCTACTTTATATCTATAATTCGTTTCAACGATTTTTTTAAGTGTTTGATAAGCATCCCCAGACCTTCCACCAGGTAATAAATCTAACATACGATCTATAGTTGCTATACCTTTTTTTGATAATACTCTTTGACCTTTAGAATTTACAGTTTTTAGATGATTGTATAACATCATGTGTATACCATCATGCATACCATCTGATAATGATTTTTCTTTAAAAGCTTTTTGTTGATCTACATATATTCTTTTACCATCTTTTGAAATAAATGCAAACATAGTTTTTTCCCAAATACCACCTTCTTTTTTTACTATATTTTTAAATTTATTTGTATTAACAGCGTGATATCCTCTTTTATCTGCATTTAGTTTAGCTATTTTTTGATTTCTTTCTTGTACAGATAATGTTTTATCTTTTTTAATTTTTTCAATCTTAGCATCTATTTTTTTATTATCTCCTTCTAATACTAGCTTTAAATAATCATTTTCACGTTTTAATTCTCCTTTAAAATTCTCAGCAAACTCTACTTCTATATTATGTGTTTCTTCTCTAAGTTCCTTGTTCTCCTTCTCTATTCTTTTTATTTTTTCTGTATTTACAGTTTTTGATTCAGGATTTTTTTCAATAGCATTTTTTAAAATATTTATTTTATTTTGATTATATGCTATTTCAAGATTTTTTCTTAAGTAAGATTGTCTTTTTAAGTTATTCGTTTCAATGCCCATCATATCAAGTTTATGTACACTTTTCATAACTTGAAATGCTAGGAAATCAGCATGCAGCATATTTACCGAACCTTCTTTCCATCCTAATTTGCTATATATTTGACTAAGTGCTTCTGGTCTTAATCCTCTCCAAGAGTTACCTATTAACTCTATTTCTTTTATAGTTAAGTTTTCTGGATTACGTATTAAATTATTAAATGTTTGGGTATCTAGATAAGTTCTTTGTAAAAACTCTCCGTAGTTATTTTCTTTTTTAGCAATAGTCTTGGCTTCTACATAAAGATTATAAGTATTTAAATCTCTTTTCGCTTGCTCATATTCAGCTTTTTTATTTTCTAATTCAGTTATCTTTTCACCTTTTTTTTCTGCAGATATATTTGACTCTTCTACTTTCTTAATTTCATTATCTATTTCTTTCTTTTTATTATTAGCTGTATTTTCTATTAAATCATAATCTATTATACCATCTTTAGTTCTTTGGTTCTTCTTAATCCCAAGGGTATTCATGCCATTATATTGCGCTACATCAAAACCTTTTAATTTTAATACATCTACTTTAGCAGCTTCATAATATTCTTTAGGGCCACCTTTCATCATTCCAAATGCTGAAAATGTTATAATTGATTCAAGAAATGCTTGGTAATGTGATATATTATCAGGTGTTTGAGACCATTCCCCAGTCTTTAATAAACTCTCTAATTCTGTTGGTACTGCTATTATCGTTGCTGGAAGCACACCGCTACCCGCTTTAGAAACAACTTTTTTAACTGTTTCAGGCATTAACTTATTTAAACGCGCGTAGTTCTTATTAGCCTTCATTAATCTACCGTTCATAACATTCTTAAACTGCGTCCACATAGGCATACCAACTCCTAACGCTACTGCTATAGTTGGATGAAAAACCCATTCTCCATTTTCATCTTGATAGAGCGTCATATTTATATCATTTCCAGTCGCAATAGACCAAGTTTGCTCACCAGCAGTAAATTGCACTGTTGTAGCAAGTGCTCCTAAACCACATTGTGTTATTAGTTTTGCTGTTTTGCTAGCATTCCTTATCGTCTTTGTCCCATTAACCCAAGCATTTAATAACTTAAATCCTTTACCAAGAGCAAGGGCTCTATTACCGACGGCCACAGCAACTGTTAATTGTGCTATACTGAAAACACCACTTGTAATTCTATCATAAGTTTGTCTGTCAAGGCTTTCTCGTACGACAGTGTTAGCAGGAACGTCGTAGTTCATATCGTTAAATATTTGTACTGCGGTGTTTTTAATATCTTCTACTTTAGGATCTGAGGGATTATAATCTTCACCAGTAAAAGCTAATGCTAAGTTTTTCTTCATTTCAGATAATACGCCTTCCACTGGTAATTTAACTGGATTCGTATTTATTCTAATAGCTAGATATGTTGTTACTAATTGATTTAAAAGAGCATTATGTTTTTTAGATAAATCATTAGTTCCAGATATTTTGGTTAAGTAAGGTAAATCATCATCTAAATCATAACCAAAAGCATCTTTATCACTCCATTGAGGAAAGTACTTAAGTAATACATCGTCACTATCAAGACCTGTTAATTTTTCACCATAAGCAACTTTTATTATTTGCTTCATATCATGCATCCAAGAATCATCTCCAGCACCCAAAAGCCCTTTTATATAAGAAATATTTTTATGTACATTTTTTTGATCACCTAGAACTTCGTCCATATTTCCCGCAAGAGCTTTAGCGTTCATTACAAGTCTATAGTGTAAATCATTAAATTTGGCTTCTAGTGCAGATAGATCATTGGCTTCAGCTAAAACCTCTGCTTCTTCCATAGTACCTATTATTTGTACTTTCTCTATGATTTTACCATTAATATCCCTTAAAACATTATAGCCATTTTCTTCTTTCCATTCCCTCTTTATTACATCTATGAAATTACCATCATCATCATATAATGGTTGATGTCCCTGCTGTCTATACATCTTCGCCATTTCATTCGCATAAATATTTCTTACTTCACCAATTGTCGTTTTATCATCTCCTCCTGAAAAATGTTTACCATATAAATCATCTTGAGGGTATTCATCTAATTTTGCTACTAAATCTTTATATTTAGCTATTTTTACATTTATTTTACCATCAGAATGATGTAACAAATATGGATCGAATTGACCTTCATCAGTATAATAACTATACATAGCTCCTTCTCTCCAAATATCTTCACCATTAGCTACTTTTTCTCCATCTTCATTTGTACCATCACTAGATATACCATTAAACGTTACATCACTAAAGTATATTGAATTTACCTCATTTTTTTTCTTTTCTCTCCATTTATGTAGATCTGTTTCATGCCCCTCACTACCCCAACGTCCTTCTGCTATTTTCTCTTTCTCTTTTTCTTTTCCTTTTTGAATATTTATTTCGCTACCAATTTGTAAAATATCTTTTTTGTTTTTCCAAATAAAATCATGCGATATTTTCGTCCCATCCTCTAAAGTAATATACCCACCTTTGGATTCACTAACAAAATCATCACCGAACCGTTTTTTCAAATCCATTATTCCCCCTATAGCAAATTTTGAATTTTCTTGTAAATACATATTTAAATCACCAGCTCTATTAAATTGGGTTTTATTATTACCATTTTCTATCATACCTGGCGATATATACGGTGCGTGTATATTATTTGTAGAGTACCCCATGCTAATAAATGGATTAACACCGTAAGCATACTCATATCCTCCTTCACTTCTTTTTTTGAATTTTTTATTAAATTCTTTTTCGTAATCAAATAAGAAACTAAGATCAGGGTCAGCTTTCATTTTTTCAATTTGCTCTGTACTAAGACTTTCCCAAGGAACATTTGGATCCCATCCGTTGATACCTGGCTCTTTAACAAAATCCGCTTCGTATAAATCGTAACCCATAGCTGAAACTCCATAACCTTGATAAGCTTGTTGATCTTGTGGATCCACCCAATCTTGAAATAAAGGATGGAGCACCGGCTTAGCAGACGCATTATAATAAGAATCCATTAAAGATTTTATATCTCTATTATACAATCCTCTTTTGTATAAACCATCTAATAATTCTACTCTTCTATTAGTTTCATACCCTTCTATACTCTGCTCTCTAGGTGATAAATAATCTTGTTGAGAATAAAATGCTTTTCTAACATTTAAATCACCAATAAATTGTCCTAAATCTTCTAAATAAAGTGAGTTACCAGCTAAATCATATATATATGAATATAATTCTTCTTTATATTTAGGTTCGGTTATTGTTCTTACGTACGTATTTAAATCACCTACATAATAATTGTTGTATGTACTTACAGTGGCATCAGCATGTATATGAGGAAAAGCTTCACTAATAGGACCCTCTCCAATATTAATAGCTATACCATCAGCACTATAATTGTTAATATAAACTCCTTCTGCTCCTCTTTCTTTATATATATTTTCTACAGCAGTAGCGGTATTCTTTGTATATCTTGTGCCTTTTATATGAGTTCTATCAGATAGAGGGAGTACATTGGTTAAATATTCGGAGATTTCTTCTTCAGTAGGGTATTTAAGATTTACTGGTATACTATAATCCCCTGCCCCTATACTACCTTCATTTCTTAAATCTTCTTTAATTGCATCTTTTTCTTCTGAAGAAAGATCTTCATAAGCATCTACACCCATGCCAGTTACTTCACTCATAGTGTAACCATAAAGAGGATTCCCGGTTTCCATTATAGCTTCTTGATTATCAGTCAGACCCTTGTAATTAGGATCGTTTACGTTTTTCTTATGTGCTTCAAGTATATTTTTTTGGATAGGATTAAACTCTTCTAGATCATATTTTTTTAGTTTTATTTTTTCATATTCTTCTGCACTAACCCATTCCCATACTTGTTTCCCACTTTCTTCACTTTCACCGAATCCTCCAGTTTGAGTCCAAATTTTCCCATTTTCTTCTTGTTCAAATACTTTGTCTTCTTTTAATATCCCCTTCTTTTTCCAATTATCTACATCGTACCCATCTATTGTAGCGTCATAGACCCAACCTAATTCATCATATTTACTTTTTCTTTCAGGACTATTTATTGGATAATCTTCTAAATTAATTTTATCAATTTTTATTTCTTTGGATTCTTTTTTGACTGACTCGTCTTGATTTTGATTTTGATTTTGATTTTCTAGCGTTACTGCTAATTCTTCCTCGCTTTGGAAGCCAGGCATGTTTACTTCAATAGGATCGTATTGTCCGTAATCTTTCCAGAATTTTTCTTCATTTTCTGGTAAAACATTTTTATAAACAGTTTTACCATTTACAATTACTTTGTATCTTTTTTTCATACTGTATCGTTAGTTACCCGTTATTAATGCGTTTATTTTACGCGTATTCGTTCTCGTCTTTTAGATTTTCTGGTGTAAATGGATTTTTTGTTTGTGTATATTTTCTAACTTCTGGACTTAAGTTACTATAAAAATTTTGCTCTAAAACTTTTGTATAATAATCTGATAAATACTCAGTTAATAAATCCGGATCTTGTATTATATTCGATGTTATTTGTGCTGCATCTTCAGAAGATATTTTACCATCATTAGGAGTTGGATCTACTACTAAGTTTTCTGGTATCCCCATTTCTTTATATGTACCAGCTTCTATAGAAGACATTAAATCATCTTCAAAAACTCTATTACCAAATATTTTATCAGTTGCTAATGATTTTATATCACCGTTTCCAATCAAATTATTTTTTACAAAATTATGTTGTTTTGGCCAATTAAATTCAGCATTTTCACCTGGCTGCACATTACCTGCTAATTTAATTTGCTCATCAGTAGCGGCAGTAAGTACATCTATTGACTTTTGATCTATATACTTACCCTTAACAAGTGATTGTATATCTTCCATAGACATGAAACTTCCATCTTTCATCATATACCCAGGCGTATTATCTTTATATACAGTTTCATTATTTCCATTAGTTATATTTATTAAATCAGTAGCTAGTTCATTGCCAAACTTTTTAACAGGATCATCTCCTATTAAACTACTATCATTTAAGTCACCTGACAACTGTTTTTTAAATTCTTCATTTTTAAATAATCTATCTCCTACTGTCACTACTTTAGCTTCATACAATGCTTGTTGCTCCTTATTTAAATTAGGATATTCATCACTCATAACTTTGAACATCTCACGTAATGCTGACATTTCTTCCTCTGAAAATTTTGATTCTCTATTAAACTCATTATTCATTGCACTAAAAAAATCTTCATTTGTTACTTGAGGCTGTATGTCTTCTACTGGTTGTTCTGTTCGAGGTATATATTCTTCTTGCATAATTATATTTTATATTTTATGTTAAACACCGCCAGTTACTAGCGATCCAATAGCGCTTACTCCACCTTCTATAACACCACCCCAAGCTTGATCTTTCTGTGCTTGGGCAGCCGCAGCCGTTCCTTGAGCCGCTCGGTACTCAGCAGAAGCATCATTAAATATTGCTTGTTGTTTTTGTAACTCTCTTGTTTGAGAAGCCGCTTCACCCGCTGCTATTTGTTGAGCAACTTGAGCAGCTCCTGCTCTTTCTTTTAATTGTATATTACTAGCTTCTTGAGCCATTTTAGCTTGATTAGCTGCTTCTTGCTGACCAATACCAGCTGCTGATTTTTGAGCAGCTAATTGTCCTTGTTGTGCTAATGATTGAGCTAATGCTGCTATACCACTACCACCTGCGGCTCCTCTTAACCCTGACATAATATTAGATTGACTCTGAGCAAATTGTTGTGCTGCAAATTGCGCTTCTTTTTGATTAATCGTTAAATCCTCCATTTTGTTCTCCATGCCAGCAAATTGGTTTTGCATTCCTTCGAATGGATTACTCATATCTATATTCCTCATATCACGCCTCGCAGCATCTCTTTCTTTTCTAGCCTTTTTTTCCGCTTTTTCAGCCTTTTTAGCGGCTTTACCAGCTTGTATACCAGTATACAAACCACCTACTAGGCCGCCTATAGCTTGCCATATTTTAAAAGGTGATTCGTTATCTTTTCTAATTGTCGACATATTTTATTATTTTACTATTATATAGTTACATTTTTTACTTGTTATTTACTACTTTCGTTAACCTCACAACTAGTAGCAAACATCTCTGCTTTTTCCGTAGAATTGTTTTTAAATTTAGCAGAACCATAATATCCTAATAAAGAAGAACAATTAACAGAATTGTTTTTAGAAAATAATATAAAACTTGATGAAGTAGGTAAAGGTGTGCTATCATCTATATTACATTTTATAACAAATGTGCTATTAGGAGGAGATGGTTGTATTTCTATTATCGTACCAATAAGTACTAAATTATCTTGGTTAGCAACTTGAAATCCACCTGAATCATCATCAGGATTTATATAATAAGCCGTGTCACCCACTTGTACTGATGACTGTTCTGTTTCTGGAAAGTATAAAGTAATCTCTGCCATAATATCTATGTTATTATTGTGTCTAAATCTAAAATCATGGTAACGTCCTCTGTACCCCATCTTTTTATGAGTACTTCAAATGTTAATACATAACTTGCACCACCTATACCACTAACAGCTATATTAAATATTTCTATATGCATACCACCATTATCAGCATAAGTAGAGTTACTCCAAGATGAAACTGTGGAATCCGTACTTGACCAAGTTGGTATACCACTAGTAGCACCTACAGCAGCAAAAGTACCACCATCACTTCTAGTACCAGTTATTTTACAAGAGAACATTCTTGGCGTATCTTTTAATTGACTTGGATGAGCATTAGCTTTACCTGTATATTTATAAGTACCTATAGCAGCATAACCAGCATCAGTTTCTTTAGTCTTTAGAGTAAGAATAGGATCGTCATATTGTTTTATAGTATAGTGAGGTGTTACTGTAGGAATTCTAGAACTTAATGTAGTTCCTTCTCTTGGATAAATATTTATATAATATGTTTGTGGTCTATGAAATCTTACCTTACTACCGTTACTTGCAGTAACAGATGATGAGAGAGTACATTCGTTTACATTATCCCCATCTGGATTTAATGCTGAAACGGTTACTTCTGTGCTATTAGGTATTTCATCCATCATTACTCTATCCCCTACTGCTACACCAGTTAAACTGGTAAATATAGCCTTAGTACCACTTAAACCTCCACCCATATTAAGAGCAGTGTCTCTTATTAATGACTTATAAGCAGGAAATTCTTGATCGAACTTATATGAAGTTTTTCCCTTTTTTCTACCAGTTGATTTTAATTTTTTACTAATAGCATCAGATTCTGCAATATCTCCTGTTAGTGTTTTTTTATTAGAAAGATTTGAATCTATAATAGATACACTACGGCTATCTTGTATAGTGATATCAAACTCTGCGTCAGCGTCACCATGTACTGCAATATTTCTCATATCGCCTCTATTTGATACTTGAGTTTGGCCAAATTTAATATCTTGAATTTCTTTTGTTGCAGTAGGTATTTGTGTTGTTTTATATCTTACAAATGTTTTTGATTGAGAATTGTTTGTTGTATCTACACTATTTTTATATACAACATTAAAACTAAAAGCAGTTGCTAAATTATCGCTATTATATGTTATAGTTGGAGAATTTAAAGCGATGATATCACTAGGTGTATCTACGTATGATAAATAAGGGGTTTCTTGAAAGTAATACCCAGCGTTAGCTGCTATATTTATATTACCAACGTTAGTTGGTTCATCTGGTGCTACTTGACCAGTTAGTGTCATTTCACTAAACTCTCCATTAGCTACAGTGTTTATAGAAACACCAGATTCAGGAGTTAGTGTTACAGTGGCATTGGCATTTATATCTGTATCTGATCCAGCGAATTGATTTGCCGCGTTGTTTTGATTTATAATAGGTATATTAAATGCAACATTTTCAGGTACATTATTAACTAAAGCATCCCCATCTATATCTAATCCTATAGTAAAATTACTGGATAGAACTAGAGGACCTCTTGGTCCTGATGTTACTAAAGATACTGTAATACGTATAGTATTTGATATAGTCCCAGGAGTACCAGTGTCTGCTATAGTAATACCTTCAACCCACTTATAATCAGGGTTTTCTTCACCATTATCTAAGTATGGGGTTGTTAGCGTACTTAAATTAGAAATAGAAAAATCAGCTGCAGCAACAGTGTATCCAGCATTTGGCTGTACTATTAATGCACCAGATGTAACCATACTTCCATCGAAAGTCGAGTCACCTTTATTTTCAGAAGTTTTAAAGATAGCTCTACCAAGACTATCTATTTCTCCATTACCTTCTATAAAATAATTATTTGCCATTTTTTATATTTATTTTAATTACAAACTATCATCTCCATATATCCCTGTATCAACACCATCATAAGTATCCTCAATGATAAAGTCAACTTCATCACCAGCTGTAGGTACAGATGCATCTTCTGTAGACGCTGAAGTAATAGTAGATGGAAATCCTATACCTTGAACGGAAAACTCATTCATATCTAAATTACTTTCAGTAGTTGCTATTCCACTTATTCTATTAAACCATTTATTTTCTTTATTTATAAACTCAGGTACGGCACCTTCTTGCGAATCCGTTGTAAAAGATTGTACCCACCACCCATTTTTAGATGTTAAATTATAATATTCTCCATCATCTGTAGAAACGCTATTTCCGACAGCATCCAATATAGTACTACTTGTAGATATATTATAAGATTGAATTACTTTAGATTGAGTTCCTTCATAATTTATGGTCTTAAAAGATTTAATAACACTAGGCATGTCATTAAATATTACTTCTACTTCAGATTGATATTGAGTACCATAAAAATTATTTCTTGGTGCTGTATCTGAATAATGCTCCCAAACCATATTTTTATTAGCTGTTAAATATCTACCATTAACAGAAACACCAGTTGATGGAATAAACGATTTAAAACTTGTCCAAGCTTTAGATCTTTCATTAAATGATACTGTTGTTGGTACTGCATCTGCTGTATTATATTTCCACCCTTTATCTAATGTTACGTTATACTCACCGTTTACAGTATCAAAAGTCCCAACCATACTATCGCTAAGTTTCATCCTATTTCTAAAATAAGTTCTCATACCTACATCTGATATAGGTGTTATACCATCCATTGATATTCTAAGTACTGCACCTCTTTGTTTATCAGTACAATACATTCTATATTGATCCCACGCAAGCGATTCAGGGTTTTTAGATATACCAAAGTCTCCAGCGTAAGGAGTTGTGTCTCCTAATACTTTATTTGTTGCGGTTAATTGTGGATTGCCATCAGCGTTATATATAGCATCTTTATTAGCTAAAACTTTTAATATTTTATCTTCAGCAAATACGATTAAATTCTTTTCAGAAGTTTTCAACGCTTGTATAGAGCCATATATTGGATTTAGATTTTTCGTTATCTTCTCTGCCATGTTAAATTCATTCAAATTATTAACGCCAGAAGTTGAATTGTATAAACCAGAATATATTAATCCACTACCTAACTTTTCTTTTCCATACTCTAAAAATGTAGAAGAAACTTTAATACCATTATCAATTGTTGGTGCATTAAAATCATCTCTTATTCTATCGGATTCTACACCATTACCAAATGAATAGCAATTAAACCATCCTAATTCTATAGGATATCTCCAAACCTCAGTATCTATTTTATACCATCCAGTAGAAATTTTAAATTCATAAGCATTTGATACGTTTGCATAATCATTATCAAATTTCCAATTAACTCTTACTGCAGGTTCGCCAAAACCTGCATAACCAGTATCTAAAACAACAACACCTACTTCTGGTAATCCAGGTCCTGTTACAGCTGCACCAATTATACTATTACCACTTATATCACCTACATCTGTTTTTAACCAAGCTCCACCTCCTTCAGCTCCAGCTACCTGACCACCAACTGCATACGGAACACCATCTCTAGTCTCTCTAGGAGAAAGAGTTGGTATCGTTGTACTTCCAGGTAAACCTGTTATAACATCATAATAATCTATTATCTTTGAATTAGTTATTATCCCACTTTTATACGGAGAAGATTTATGTATAAAATTAATTATATCACCTGGAAATAAACCATACCCAGGTCTATCTACATCAATAGTTAAAGGTAATTCGTAGCTAGGTTGTTGCACGCCGTTTACTAACTCATAACCTTGGTACATTATTTTAATAGCGTCGTTACTTAACACATTACTAACATATGCGTCTGACGGTAAAGTTGGTCTAATCATACTACTATCAAAGGTTCGATCTACTAACGTTGTGTTACTTGCTCTTTTCTTATTTGCCGAAGGTTTAGTAAAAGTTATTAAATCTCCCGTATCTTTTAAATTCATAGGTATTGCCTCACTAGCTTCATAATATATATCTAAACCAATATCTTCTTTAGGTTCAGTTTCCCAGCAAGCCGCGTTAGTAGCAAGTGATCTATCCGATAAACTAAAGTTTCCTACTTGAGTTAATACTTGTATTTTTAAACTACCTATACCATCATGTCTAACTTCTCCTCTTGGATCCCATTTACTGATGTCTATACCAGTATTAGGTTCTTCTACATTACTAGCATTAAGTCTTACAAATCTAGTTATAATTGAATATCTATTACGAAGACTACCTTCTGTGTTTGCGTAGTTTCTACTTTCTATTGTTATTTCTTGTCCGTTTGAAAATGAACCAAATCCCTCAAATCCGTCACCATCTGTATTTTGTACAAAAGATATTATTTTATAATTAACATTATTAGGATCATTTTCAAATCTAAATATAGTTCCAACAGTTGTCATAGCACTTTTAAATAAAGCATCGCTAGCTGATGTGGACCAATCATCTTTAATTACTGAAAACGTAAATTGCCCAAGTTCTCCATTTGATAAATGACCATTACTAAGTCCTTGTGGTGACCAATTTTGTTTTGATTCCGATCCATCCCATTCAAGATCGTATGGTGGATAAGGATATGTCGCTCCAGAAGGATAAGGACCATATATATAATTATCTTTAAAATGACTTAAAGGTTGATAACCAGAATTAAGAAATCTTAAAATTTGACGTTTTGTTTCTGTACCATCATCAGAATTAACTAAATCTATTACTTTACTAAAACCACTATATGCTGGGGCACTATCTATAAATATATTACTTTTTCTATTAGTATTACCACCTACACCTTGATTCCACCACCATTCCCAGAATTGCTCTGTTTTATTCCCATTACTACTATGATCTCCAGGACCGAATAGCGGAACAGTTTGCTCTGCTTCTGATATACCATTTTCATTTGTTGTTAAATCTTCATTTACCTCTCCATCTGCATTAGTTAAATCTTCAACTTTAACATTACCAGCTGGTACTGATTCTCCAGCAGGAGGTCCTTGCGCAGTTAAGGAGTTATTATAACTTGCATCATATTCTATTTCTGCTGATGTAAATACATTCCCAGGCCAATCATTAGAAGTAGCATCACTTGGATTATTATAAGGACCTGGAGTAAAATCATCTTCTTCAGAGACATTTGCTTCATTTTCTGCTTTTGCGGCAATATAAGCCACCTCATAAGTAGCTTGAACTTCATAACTAACCTGTGTACCTAATACTGATTTTTCTAATACAGAATCTTTTTCTAATTTAACAAAAAATCTACCATCAAATTGTGGTTTATTATCAATAACAGCATCTCTAAGTTGTATATAATACTGTATCCAACCATCTGCATTAGGATTATCTACAGTTGCTTTATTATCTGTTAATTCAGATGGATCTGAAAGTTCTAATAGTAATTTCTCGTACATGTTGACTTCACTCTCCTCAAACGGCTTATTAAAAACAACACCTCTAACAGGATCGCCTCCATTATCGTGATCTATTATTTTAGTTAAATTTCTCCAAGGACTCTCAACTTGAACATCACCATCTGCGGGGCTAGAGAATATACCTATAATCCTAGCTTTTGCTATACCTTTAAAATCAGCTGTATTAGGTTTTACTGCATCCCAATGTTCCGCTGCTATCATTATTTCTCTTTCTTCTATTAGTTTATCTGGTATGGCATCTGTAACAGCACTTTGACTTCCACTATAAATATTATCTCTAACTATGTATATTTTATCGTAATCTCTATTCTCAGTTTTTATAAAATCTGGAGCATTATTTTCTATAGCTATAATTTTATATCTAGCTTCTTCTGCAATTGGCATTTGGGTTCCATGCCCGTTTTTTAATAGCAAGAATGTTTCTTCATCAACCTTATTTCTATCAACAGAAGGAAAAGCTACCCATATGTTACCATCTTCAGCCTCATACCATCTATCCATTATTAGATTATAATATTCGTTAGATGTTTCTTTTACAAAATATTTTACATAATCCATCCACTCTCCCGGTACACCATCCCAACTTTGTTCTAATTGAAATTTATTACTATAAGCTGATAAACTTTTTTCAACAACTAAATCACCAGATATATTCTCAATTACTTCATTATCTCCTTGTAACTGTATATTTTTATAACCACTAGCCATAACTGGTGTTTCTCTACCATACTTATCACCAAATACCGCTCCAAATCTATAACTTCTATCTGATTTTACAGATTTTCTAGGTTTAGGAAATTGTACTCTATTTGATATTACAGACTGCTTTAATCCAAAAGAATTCTGTAAATCATAACCTTGAATATAATTACCATATATAAGTCTATTAGCTGTCATTTCTTGAGCAACAGCTTTTCTAGGTACATTATCCCAACCTCTAAGTGTTTGATTAGAAGGAACAACTTTGTGTATCATCTCAGATGTTATTGTAATAGAACCAGTATTATCAGTAATAGTATTTGTATAATTCTCCCACTCTATATCTCTTTCTCTTGTTATAGTTTTTACAATATATACGTTAGCATTATCTGTTGTTTTCCAAAGTATATCTATAGCTTTAACATCGCTAGGTCTTATAACATCATGAGGCACAAAATCTTTAACAATCAAACTTCTTACATTATTAACAACACCTTTATTATATCCTTTACTAGGTGAATATTCAAACTCTCCAGGTAAGAAAGCTAATTCTGACCAAGGTGAAAAACTAGAATATTCGTTATCATCGTATTGGTATCTATAAGCAAATCTACCAAATTTAGTTTCAAATAAAGGTTTTCTTTGCTCTAATTCTACATCCCAATTACTAGGATCATTTTCAGCCACATCATTACTCATAAATATTAATCTAACAGTAACATTAGTACCATCTATATTAATAACTTTAGCTCGTACTATTGATGGTTCATTAGAAAAAATATTATCAGATGTAAACTTAAAAACATCATCTTCTCTACAATCTATTTCTATTGGGAAAGGTATTATTCTTGTACATCCTTCAGTAGGTATACTTGGTATACTATTATTATCTTTAAAATTATAACTAATCTCAAACGAGGTATCATTCTCCCTGTCGCTAATATCCATATGTAAAGTTGGAGCGGATTGCGGAGCTTTTCTTATAACAGTTATATGTTCTTTTTTTATATCCGCTGTATTTAAATCTGGTTCTATATCCGTTACTTTTACTAACTCATGAGTTACTGGATGTGTAACCCAAAGCTCTGTATGTGTAGCATCAGTTGTTGTACCTTTTCTAGATCTTTCTATATTTATTTTTTTAGGCTCATGAATACCATCAGACCAGAATAATAAATCATCAATGATATTAATACCAGTAATTACATTATGAATTCTTTGTACATTATTTTCTGATGATTTATAATAATCAAATTCTAATACTCTTTCTGGATGTATGAATTTCATTACAGCACAACTTTCTTGTAGATTTGATGTTTGTGTTTCAGCTAATACTAGATCATTACCTGATATTTTTACAATTTCAACTCCAGGAGTACTACTATAAGTTTCTCCATCTACTGTTATTGTATGATGTAATAAATCAACACCACTGCTATTTTGAGCGTATAATATCATTCCCTCTCTATATAAAGCACCATTTGTGACAGTTATATAAGAATAACTAGTAGAAGAACTAGGAGATGAAACAGCGTCTGCATAAGTACAGGTGACTGCCCATTTATCTACAAATATAGTGTCGTAATCAGTACCACCACCATTTTGAGGACTATAATTTAATTCGACTATTCTATCTATCCAATCTCTTTTAGATTGACCAGTTACAACATCACCGTCACTATTAAGACTAGCATTTATTATATCTGTATGCGATATGCTTTCTATACCATTAAAAGGAACTGGAGACGCCACAAAAAAGAACGCTCTATCTTTTGCTTCATCAGCAATACTTGCTATAATCCTAGTTTCATCTTTTTCTCCTGATATATTATCATCTATATAACTCGTAGTAGGAGTAACCAATATAACTCGTTTAGTACCTTTTATATTTTGAATAGCACCAGCATCACCAGTACCATCAGATCCACCATCTGTAGTTCTAACTTGTACGTTTAAAGCATCCCTATATTCACCGTTTTTGACAAGTCTTTCATCTGTATCCTTGTCCATTTTTCCGGCATGAAATGTATGTTTAATCTCCGGCATATTTATTATTTTATTGGTTTACTCATTCCTTTTAATACTTGAGTAAATTCTTCTATTTTAATATTAGATAATCTTATCTTTGCTTTTCTAGATTCAGCAAATCTTTCTTTTTTGAATCTTGCTATTAAATACTCTGGTACATTAGATCTTGTTGCTAATACACCATGAGCTATCCACTTATAACAAGCTTCTTCACAAAATTTATGAACCACCATTTCATCATCAGTACCCAAACCATCACTAATATACTTTAGTATTATATCTTGTCCAGCTAAGCTAGAGCCAAAATGTATATATCCTCTAAGATAGTCTATATAAAAAGTACCATTAGCTTGAGCATGCTGTGGATCTAAACCATATCTTCTTCCTCTACTATCTATATCTCTATCTGTCTCGTCATCTCCATAAGAATCATCTGCGGTTTGATCTTGGTAGTTTTCCCAAGCAGAACTATCAGTATATATATATGGATCTCCACCACCAGTATCAAGAGTGTCATCTGTGCCATCATTATCTAAATCATCAAAACCATATGTACCATCTGTAGATTGTTTTATATGAAATGGATTTGATGTTTTTCCAGTAGGATATAAAAGCCTTTCAATACCATTAGAATCAATTCTAGTTAATTTTACGTAGTTTACATAATCTTGTGGTAAAATCATTTTCAACGTATTTGGTACGTTTATTTCGTATGCTTTAATAGACCTAAATACATCATATGAAAGTTCTTGTATAGCTCTCATTGCATGAAATTGCACATCTGTTCTATTTACTTTTTTTATTATTTTACCTTCCCCAACGTAAGATATCATAAATCCATTTATAATATGATCTAAACTTATAAATTGATAATTACCGTAATTAGGTGAATTACTTGAATTATAATAAGTAGCTTGATTTGTTCCGTCTAATAATCCCATAATTAACTATTTTGTTCTTGTTTAATCATTTGTAAACCTTGTCCTCCAGCTTGTATGATATCAGGTTGTTTAATTGTTAATCCAGCTAACATTAATATCCTTAATACTAAATTTTCTTCTTCAGAAATATGTAATTCAAAATCCTGTGCATCTGAAGCTTGACCATTATAAAGAGCTTTACCATTTACTACAACATAAGTCCATTTTGGAGTTGTAGGAGTTTTATAATAACTAACTTCAAATGTTTCGTAATCGTTATTTAATCCAGATAAATTAGTAGCATAAACTACATTATAAGTTGATGACGACGGAGCAGGATATATTGTTACCGTTCCAGCATCTTCTCTTACAAAAACAGATCTTGTCGCTGTCGCTTTTGTCAAAGGATGACTCTCTGTATAAGCTATTTCGCTTTTATTAAGTTGAGTTACTCTAGTTCCATTACCTCTTGTTATACTAATAAGTTTTTGAACTGGATATGTTGTTGGTAGAGTTAATGGGTTAGAGTTTATTTTTATAGTAGTATCAACATGGAAAGGATGTAGCTTTTCTTCTAACATTTCAAGTTCATCCGCGTAGTATTCTGAATGCTTAGGTTTTGCTTCAGTCATTTTAACTCCATGAAAATAATTTTCATATATTTCATTTTGGGCTTTGTCTGCTAGTAAGTTGAATTCTTGAGGTGTTATATAACCTCTTTGTTCTTTATTAGCCATTGCTAATACCTTTTGATATACTGTATCTATACTTATTGCCATTTGTTTATATTTTACTATTATATAGTTACATAATAAAGTGAAAGGTTAGTACTTAAATAAAAATAGCCACCCGTAATAGGTGGCTACTTTTAATGATTTAAGAAATTATTATTTTAATCTCTTTTCTATATTGGAAAATACTTCCATCCCTTCATCAGTTTTAAACCAATGAGCTAACGCTGTATATGGATGTTCTTCAAATGGAACTGTCATTAACTTTCTATTATTAGAGCCCCATAAAAACGTCCTTTGATCTTGTGATAATTTTATTATCCCCATCTCAGTTGCTTTTATTCCAAAGTTTCTAAGATGAACATTTTCATCACTTAACAATTCTAAGAATAATTTAGGATTTCTTTTAGCATATAATAGTAAATCTCTTTTTAATTCTTTAGAACTCATCTCTGACACTTTAGAACCAACTTCTACCCTCATGATAGCTTCTGCCATATCTATATCTAAATCTTTAGCGGCGTTTAGCGCAGCTATCTCCATTTCTAGCATGTCAATTTGATTCTCTGCTATTTTAACAGGCCTATGCTCTTTAAACAACCTATCTCTATGAGGATGGTATAATGATAAAAGTTTTTGCAAAACTGTTTTAGTTCTAGGAACCATTAAAGATCCGTTTCTAAAAATAATATGTTCTAATCTTTGATCTCCTTTCATTTCATCTACAAAACAAGTTTTTTGATTCGAACAATACTTTAATTCTCTTTCATAACCCTTTTCTTCATCCCAATAATGAATATTACTACCTCTTATTAAATAAGTTAGTGGCGATTTACTGCCAAGTAAATAATACATTCTATCTTTTATTTCCCAATTATCTTCTAATCCTTTTTTCTTTTTTATTTGTGGTTGTACTTTAACCACTGGTTTTTCAATAACCATTTTTTCTACTTGAGGACTTTCAGCCTCAACTTTTATTTCTTTTTTCTTTGTCATAATATAATATAATATAATTAATAAAAATAAAATAGAGGCAGTATTTTACTGCCCCTATTTCAAATAATAAATACTAGTTCATCAACATAAAGTTGTTAGCACCTTGAGTAACTAAACATCTTTCAGATAAGAAATGAACTTTCATAGCGTCAACACCATCAGTTGCCGCGCCAACAGATCCAGTAATCCAAGTTTTTAGTTTTCTAGATTCTGTTTGTGAAGCTCTATATCTTACGTGTAAGAACGGTCTTTTCATGTTTTTACCTAACTGCTCATCATAAACTGAAGAAACACCAGCTGGAACAACAACACCTCTAATTGCGTTAACAGTATCGTTTAATCCACCTCTTGTTCCTTTGTCATTTAAGTATTTAAAATCAGATTTATAAAAGTCATAAGAACCTCTTCTAAATCCTGAGAAACCTAAATTCAACGCCATATCTTCTTCATTGTCAAATACTCCATAAGAAGTACCTCCAGATCCGTAAGAATTCATTGAAGCAAGCATGTCATCCATAGCTAAACTAGTAGCTCTATCTACAAACATCATGTTTTCTTCAATAGCTCCATTTTCATCAAATACAGCTAAAATAGCATCGAATTCGGCTAAGTCAGTAGCAGCATTAACACCGGTAATACCAGTAGTTGAATGCCCTCTAGAAGTAATAGCTTGGAATAAACCTTGCGTACCATCTTGTAGAGCACCTCCATCAGTACCACCAATTGCTCCAGCGTCTGCATGAGCAGTTTCAGCTTCTAACATAGTCATTTCTAAATAATCAGTAAAACGAGCTCTAGTATCACCTTCAGCTTTTAAATACCATAGATAACCATTTTGTCCGTCTTCACCAGAAACTTCAACCCAACCAATAGCAGAAGCATCAGATCCATTTACTTGGTAAAAGTCTCTCATGATTATGTGTTTATTTTGATAAGATTTAAATTGCGGTGAGTTAGAAGAACTTCTAGCAGAAGATCCTTTTTCAAATTCAGAACCAATAACTAGCATTCTATGAGCATTAGCAGTTGTAGCAGTAGAGTTTAATGCGTCAGCATCAACCATGTTACCATCTGCATAAGCTAGTACTGTTACATCAGCACCTGATACAGCAGAAACATAACCTTTAGCTGTAGCAGAAGCGTTAGACATAAGTACTATATCACCAACTCTTACGCCATGAGTTGTTGTAACAGCGTTACCATCCATGTCTTTAGAGATTGTGTACACATTATTAGAATCTTTGTAATTACATTGATATCCTAAGTGTAATCTACCTTGTTCTGACCAAACTACTCTATCTGATTGAGATGCTTCTTCTGCACCTACTTGAGCTAAGAAGCCTGAAATTGTTCTTTTACCATAGATCTCGGCTTCTTTTTCCATAAGATCTGGTAAGTATTGTTGTGCCCATCCTTCAGTATCAGAAGATGTAAAATCTACATAATTCTGAGCTAGAGCGTGTTTTCTAGGAGCCGCATCCGGCCCACTTGCACTTGTAATTGCCATAATTAATTTACTTTAAAATGTTATTTTCTTTTTTTAATTTTAAACTTGAAATCTTTAGCATTATTACCTAGAACTTTATACTTAACACCACCAACGTTTGTTTCGCCATGTGTTTGTCTAGGATCTAGATTAATATTTTTATCTTTAGCAATTTGTCCTTTGATAGCGTCAGCTTTACCTTGTTCATAAAAATGTTTAGCAATAGCGTCCGCATTCATAGCTGTAAATAAAGATTTATGATAACCTTTAGCATCTTCAAGTGTATCATTTTTTTCGTTAGTAAACTTATTAACGAAGTTATTTATATCACTTTGAGTTGTTTTTACTTTATCAGCATCTTTAACATTAAACCGATATTTCTTGTCTCCAACATTGTATTCAAAACCTTTGAATTCATTATTAAATACATTATCAGTTTTCTTTAAAAATGTTTTTTTAGTTGCTTCTGATATTTTCTTTTGCTCTTCAGATTCCTTTTTGTATCTATTAAAGAAATCAATAGCTTTTTGTTGTTCTTCGGTCAACTTTGACCCAGCTTTGATATCTTCATAGTATTTAGACTTTTGCCCGTCTAAATAGGCTTTAGCCTCGGCAACTTGCTCTTTAAGGGCTATTTTCTTTTTGCGTATTGTTTTTTCATCATCTACCGTTTCATCTATACCAAATGTATCTTCTAATAAAAAAGATCTTTCTTCTGGATTCAAATGAGATTTAGTACTTTTGTAGTACTCATCTAATACGTCAGAGTCATCCATTTCTTTAATGTCTCTGTTTAACTTTACGTAGTCGTTTATATCACCACCAGTTTCATCCATAAAATCTACAAGTTTTTGTATATTTTCTGGAAGTGGTTTACCAGTTTCTTCCGCTTCAACTATAGCTTCTTCGACAGTTTCTTGAACTTGTTCTGCGGTTTCTTCTGTAATCTCTTCCATTACTGGAGTTTCCTCTGTAGTATTTTCTACAGGCTCTTCAACTTTTGTCTCTTCAATCTTAGGTTCTTCAACTACATTTTCTTTTACTACTTCCTCCTTTTTTTCTTCAGATTTAGGAGGAGGAGGCGGCTTACTTAAATCTACCTTGATAACAGTGTCATCATCAGCACTTTCGAATTTAGATTTAAATCTACCTTTATCGTCTCTTGGTTGTTCTTCTGTTTTTGTTTCTTCAACCTTTTCTATAGGTTTGTCTACTGTTTCTTCAACAGCTTCTTTGTTTTCTTCCATAATAAAATTTTATAAAATATTAAATATTAAAGAGGTGAGAATCTATCTAATCCTACTCCTCCTGTAAGTATATCATTACCCGATGACTCAAATTTTTTATCTACATCACCTTGTTTTCTTTGCTCTATCATATTCATCTGATGTGTGGCTTGCATATCAACTCTTTCATCTTTTCTATCCTCTCGTTTATCTTCCTTCTCTTTATCAGTATCCTGCCTCATATTTTCTAATTGAGAATTTAATTCAAATTCAAATTGCATTAATTCTTTTTTGGCTTGTATTTCTTGTTGTAAATATGCTATTTTTAATTGGTTTTTAGTTTGTTCTAATTGGGCTTCTGCTTGAGTTTTAGCTTGATGCTTTTGAGCTTCTGCTTGTGCTGCTGCTTGTTGTGTTTGTGCATTTGCTTGTGCTTGAGCTTGTATATTTTGTTGTTGCATAGCTTGATCTCTAGAGGCTTTAGCCTTTCTTTTAACCTTTAATAATTGATTAGCTAATTTGATGTTTCTTATATTACGTAAATCTATTGCGTCGTCTAAATCTATAGTTTGCTGAGATAACGCAGCTTGTATATTATTTTCTAACAATGCTTTTTCTTCTTCATCTGGTAGTAATTCTATAAATATACCAAAATCGTATAGATGTAATGATGACAGTTCTTCTAATGTAGCTACATTATGCGCTCCTATAGCTTGAACAAAAGCATTCTTAGTTGGAGAATATTCTATTATATCAGATATTCTTAACGACATACATTCTGCTACTTCAGCTGTTATATATAGCATCGATTGCAATATATGCCTAGTTGCAGTATTAGAATTAGCAGCTGCTAGTTTTTGTACACCAACTAACGCATTTTTATCTGGAGTTGCGGCATCTCTTGCTTCATTTAATCCAGTAGTATCTCTTATCATTTGCATATAATAATTATATGTAGTAATAAGACTTTGGATCTTGTTTCCTCCACCACCGCTTTGTATTTGTTGAATTGGTACTTTAGCCGGATTACCATCTCCATCTGCTGTAAAACTTCTACCTACAACACTACCAGTTTGAAAGAACATATTTAAAGCTTCTTGTGGATTGTAATTTGTTCCATTACCAAGATCTACTTCAGCTATACCATCAATATCAAGATAAACACCGTCTGGTACCATTCTCGACATTACTTGTTGTAATTTTAAATGAGTTAATTGAATCATATCAGCAAAACCTGTTATTCTACTTACCACTGATTCTACTCTACCTTTATACATTCTAGGCGCAACAATTTGATAACTCATCTTAACACTACCAAAATCAGAATCACTCCTCATCATATTATCCATCATTTTCCATTTTATCAACTTGTTGGATCCTATTAAGTAAACTCCTTCATATAAACATTCTACAACTCGTTCTAATTTTCTAAACTCACCATCCATACTTTCAGGTGGATTAAAAGTATCATCTTTCTCAATTACCTTTTCTCCTCCACTATTCAATTTTTTTAATTTATAAACATCATTCATATGAGTTTTATAATTAAAATATAGAACCTCTATTTTATTTCTATCTGTATTTTTTCTATAATTAGCTCGACCATAAAAACCTTGACCTGAGTTATCTAATATTTCTTTTATTTCTTCTTCTGTTAATTCTGGAAATTCTTTAATTAACTCATTAATTGGTATTTCTTTAACTTCTCCAACGTAATATATATCTTCAAAATAAGGAGATTCTGTGTAAGAGTAAATTAAGTTTGCTGGATCAACATACCTAACTTTAGCGCCGTCTGTCCAATCGAATGTTGTTTTAGTAGCGCTAATACCTATTGTTACTAAATCGTATAAACATCTTCTTCTTATTAAATCATAATCACTAGCTTCCATTAAAACGTCTATAGCCTGTTCTTCTGCTATTTCAACAGCTTGCTTGTAATTGAGTTGCATATGTAATGCTAATTCTTCTTCAGTATCTGGTAAAGTTTCTGGATCATTATTATAAAGATCTATATCAAACTGCTCTTTAACTAAATCATTAAACGATTTTGCTTTCATGTCTTTTATAATAGACTCCATATATTCAGTTCTCTTACTTACTCCATATTGATCTTGCGCAAAACAATTAATCTCATAATTTCTTTGGGACATTCCATTAACAACAATATCCACAAACTTAGGTACAATTGGAACTGGTTTCCAATCTAAATTAAGATAAGATAAATCACCGTTTATAGATAATTCATTCTTATATTTTTGTATCGATTGTTCTCCTCTAGCATATAATCTTAATTGATGAAAATTATTTATATTACCATCAAACTTAGATGTAACACCGCTAAACCATTCTTGCCTTATAGCTTGCGCAACTTGAAGTCCATATTCTTCAGATAATTTCTCTAAGTCACTAACTGCTTGAGATGGAAAATTTACGTGACCTTCTATCATACTTTATTTTTTATTATTGTCGATTGAAATCCTTTATTGTTATACTTTAATATGTTTAGGTTTATTGGTTGTTTTGTTTTTTCTGGATTTGGTCTATATAAATGTCTGTTACAAGCCATTATTGCTAATCCAGAACTAATAGAGGCATCATGCTTTGTTCTTTTATTTATATCAAACTTAGACCAATCATTTAAAGTTTCATTAAAATACATAGTACCGTAAGTGCCGTCTTTTAATAAACCGACGTGGTCATTAATATACATTTCTATAGCAGCGGCGTGAGCTTGTTTTATATCTTCACTAGAATTTGGTATACCACCAACTTCTTTTTCTGCTACAGATAATTTATTCCATATTTTATCTGGTCTATTCATACTAAATCCTCTATAACCTCTTCTACGTAAATAATATAATAATCTTGGTTTGTTATTTTCAGCAAGTATAGGCATTCCATAAAAAACTAATGACATTAAAATATCTTCAAAAAATATTTCAGCAGTTTGTGGTCTAGCTATGTATTCTAAAAAAAATGTATTAACAGGAGCATCTTCCATTGAAAACTTAGTTAAACCATGCAAAGCTCCTTTCGATCCTCTACTATCTACTGTTCCAGATATATCATATGAATCACAACCAAATGCACCCATATGTTCATTACCTGGATATTTTACGCCGTTTTTTAATATAACGTTATTTTGTAATCTCGCACTAGGTACCCAACTTATTTTAAATCTTCCTTTAGGATCTGGATTAAAGGTTACTTGAGTATCTTTGACTCCATTCATCCATTGAAAATTTCCAGTTGTTAATACAGATGAATTTTTATTTCCTTCATTATAATCTATTTGTTCATATATCTTTATAAGATTAAATAAACTATGACCAGTCTCATCTCTAAAAGCGTGTTCTTCTGTTCTTGGGAATTGACGATAAAATTCATTTAAAGCATCTTGGTCATCTCTTAAACCATCTGCTTCATTTTCCCAATGATCTACAACACCATAATCTATCTCTATTCCATGTGGATCAAACGTTTGTTCATCAGGAGCGCTGAATACAGGTTGTCCATATTCATCGATGAAGCCCTCGTAATTCCATTCCATAGGAATAAACAAAGAATATAATCCTGACTTAGTCTGTCCATTGCGATTTCGTTTTGTAACATCTGAATTA